GACGGCTAATGCCGCACGCACGTTGTCTATCAGCGGTACTGCTGCCAATTTGGTGGTTGCTGCTGGTGATCGTCTGCGTATCCGTGCAGCTGCAACTGGCACGCTTGCTAACACGGTGACGTTTCCTGTCTACCGTCTTAACTTCAGCGTTGCGTAAACAGGCAGGGACTTCGGTCCCTGTTTTCAAATCATGGTTATTTACCTCACACACTTCCTGCACGGTGCCAAAGTCGCAATCTCCGATATGGAAGCTGAGTCGGATGAGCAAAACGGCTGGGTGCGATACAATCCCGACACGCCTTCGGAACCTGAAGAAGCGGTCAACACACTTGTTGTGGCAAAGCGCAAATACACCCGTAAGGCTGCTGACCCTTCCGAGGTGACTACCGAAGGAGTCTGACATGGCAACGTACACCGCTGGCGACCAAATCAACCGAGCACTGCGGCTGCTCGGCATTATTGCCGAAGGTGAAACGCCATCTGCTGCCATGTCGCAAGACGCCTTGATGGCGATGCAGCAAATGATTGAGTCGTGGAACACCGAACGTCTGTCGGTGTTCTGTACCCAAGAACAAGTCTTCACTTGGCCGTCTGGCCAGATCAGCCGCACCCTTGGCCCTTCTGGTAACTTTGTTGGCCTGCGCCCTATTTTGTTGGAAGATTCCACGTATTTTCGTGCGCCTAACAACGTGTCGTACGGCATCAAGTTCATTAACCAGCAACAGTACAACGGCATTGCGGTCAAGACCGTAACATCCACTTATCCACAGGTGATCTTCGTCAACATGACGTTTCCTGACGTGGAGATGTTTGTCTACCCGCGCCCGACTCAAGACTTGGAATGGCACTTCGTGTCGGTTGAAGAATTGAGCAACCCTGCCACTTTGGCAACCAACTTGTTCTTCCCGCCAGGATACCTGCGGGCGTTTGCCTACAACCTTGCGATGGAAATCGCGCCCGAGTTTGGCGTGGAGCCTTCGCCGCAAGTGCAGCGCATCGCCATGACCAGCAAGCGCAACCTGAAGCGCATCAACAACCCCGACGACATCATGAGCCTGCCTTATGCGCTCGTGTCCAACCGTCAGCGGTTCAATATCTTCAGCGGGAATTTCTAATGAAGTCCCCGATCCTCGGCTCCAGCTACGTGGCCCGCAGCGTCAATGCTGCGGACGCCAGGATGGTGAACTTGTTTCCCGAGATCGTGCCGGAAGCAGGCAAAGAGCCTGCGTTCCTGAACCGCGCCCCGGGCCTGAACTTTCTCAACACCATCGGCCTTGGCCCCATCCGTGGCTTGTGGGCGTTCTCATCCAACGATGGCACGGGTTTTGTGGTGTCGGGCACCCAGCTTTACAAGATTGACAATGCCTACGCCCCGACATTGATCGGCAGCGTCAGCGGCACCGGTCCGGTCAGCATGGCCGACAACGGCACGCAGTTGTTCATTGCCTGCAACGGCCCGAGCTTCATCTACAACGCCAACACCAACGCTTTTGGTCCTATCACTGACCCCGACTTCCCCGGCGCAGTGACGGTAAGCTATCTAGACGGTTACTTTGTGTTTAACAAACCCAACAGTCAAGAGATGTGGGTGACTGCGTTTTTGGACGGCACCACAATCGACCCGTCGGAGTTCCAGCAAACAGCGGCCTCTCCTGACGGACTGGTGGCGGTGATCTCCAACTTCCGCGAGGTCTGGGCCTTTGGCACCAACTCGATTGAGGTCTGGTCTGACACGGCGGCGCTGGACTTTCCTCTTGAGCGCATCCCAGGCGCGTTCAACGAGTTGGGCTGCGCTGCCCCCTACTCGATTGCCAAAATGGACAACAGCCTGTTCTGGCTGGGCCGTGACCGCCGTGGTCAGGGCATTGTCTACCGGGCCAACGGCTACGCAGGTCAGCGTGTCTCAACCCATGCAGTCGAGTGGCAGATTCAGCAGTACACCGACTTGTCGGATGCCGTTGGATACACGTACCAGCAAGAAGGCCACAGCTTTTACGTGCTGATCTTCCCTACGGCTGACACCACATGGGTGTATGACGCTTCTACGCAGGCATGGCATGAGCGTGCCGGGTGGATTAACGGCGCGTTTACCCGCCACCGCAGCAACTGCCAGATGGCGTTCAACAACAAAATTGTTGTGGGCGACTTTGAGAACGGCAACATCTATTCGTTTGACTTGGAAAACTACTCGGACAACGGGCAGATTCAGAAATGGCTGCGCACATGGCGTGCGCTGCCCCCTGGGCAAAACAACCTTAAGCGCACCGCGCAGCACAGCCTTCAACTCGACATTGAAGCAGGCACCGGCCTGAACTCGGGGCAAGGCAGCGACCCCGAGATCATGCTGCGGTTTAGTGATGACGGCGGTCACACATGGTCCAACGAGCACTGGGCCAAGATGGGCAAGATCGGCGAGTATTTCAAGCGGGTGTTCTGGCGGCGACTGGGCATGACCCTGAAACTGCGCGACCGTGTTTACGAAGTGTCAGGCACCGACCCCGTGAAGATCGCCATCATGGGTGCTGAACTCATTGTGAGCCCGACCAATGCTTAACCCCATCATCACGCCCCCACGGGTGCCGTTGGTAGACGCAAACACCGGTCTGATTAACAGGGCGTGGTATTTGTTCTTCGTGTCGTTGAACAATATCGCCAATGACGTGGTTAACGATCCATCTGTCGGCCCCAGCCCTGAGTCGCTGGTTGCCAGTTATGACGCAGTGCTTCAGATGCTGACGCAGGAAGTGGAGACACAGCCGAGCACTGGCGAATTGGTGGCGCAAACGGCAGAGTTGCAAAAGCAGGTTGACGCACTGCAATCTCAAATCGGATGCCCCTGTACCGAATTGACAGCCGAGCTGCAAAAGCAGATCGAAGGGTTGCAACTGACGCCAGCGGTTGAACCAGTTTCAACCCAGACCACTGGAATCTCTGGAACAGCCGCACTGGCAAAACTTACAGCCCTTGGAGCAGACGGCTCCTTAACCTTCGTCAACGGCCTCATCACCGCATACGTTGCGCCCACTTAAGGAAAAATCATGACAGTTACAGTTCGCGTTTTAGTCCCGGCAAAATTTGCCGAGAGCACCCAAACTACTCAGTACACAACCAACGGTGTGACTGCGCTTATCGACAAGTTCACAGCCACCAACATCAGCGCATCGGCGGCCACGATCTCGGTTAACTTGGTGACGAATGCAGGCTCTGCGGGCAACACCAACCTGATCACCAAGACCAAGACGCTTCAGGCGTCCGAGGTCTACACCTTCCCCGAGTTGGTGGGCCAGGTCTTGGGCAACGGTGACTTCATCAGTACAATCGCTGGAACCGCCAGCGCCATCAATATCCGCGTAAGCGGACGTGAGGTGACTTGATGATCGTTCGCAAAGCCACTGAAGCAGATTTGCCAAAGTACATTGTGCTGGCAGAGTCGTTTCACGTGGCTTCACCAATGCACGGTGTCATTGGGTTCGACGCAGCCGGGTATTCACAGTTCTACCTGTCATCTTTGCAAAACGATAGTGTTGGTATATGGCTTGCTGAAATTGATGCTGAAATCGTAGGCATCTGCGGCGCGCTTGTGTACCCCATGTATTTCAACCCCTCGGCGTTGGTTGTACAAGAGTTGTGGTGGTGGTTAACCCCGGCATCTCGCGGCAGCGGCGCTGGTGGTCAGATGTTCAAGCAAATTGAACAATGGGCAAAAGAGAAAAACGCATCTGCATTGTTCATGATTGCTCTAGAAGACAATCGGGCTAAAAAGATGGAAAATCTATACGTTCGCGCAGGTTTTAGACCAATGGAGCGCACATTTATTAAAGAGGTTACTTCATGGCAATAGCAACCGGAACCGCAATTCTTGGGGCGGCTGCGCTTGGGGGATTGGCCGCCAACCGTGCCGCCAAGACGCAGGCCAGCGCGGCTGGCCAAGCAGCCGACCTTCAGCGTGAACAGTTTGACCGTCAAACTGAACTGCAAGCACCGTTCCGTGAAGCCGGTGTGCGTGCCCTTGGCAAACTTGAAGCGGCGTCTGATTACACCCCTTTCGGGATGCAACAGTTTCAACAAGACCCAGGCTACGCCTTTCGGTTGTCCGAGGGTCAGAAACAACTGGATCGAATGGCCGCAATCCGAGGTGGCCAAATCTCAGGCGGCGCGTTAAAAGCCGCCGCCCGGTACGGGCAGGAAATGGGCTCGCAAGAGTACACCAACGCATTTAATCGTTACCAGACCGAACGTGGCGCTAGGTTGAACCCATTGCAATCACTGGCGGGTGTCGGCCAGACATCGGTCAACCAACTTGGTGCGGCAGGCCAAAACTACGCAACTAACGCAGGCAATGCAATGGGCGCTGCTGCGCAAGCAAATGCGGCAGGATACATGGGTATGGCGAATGCTGCGTCTGGCGGCTTAGGTCAATACATAAACTACGGCCAACAACAACAGCAAAACTCTTTGTTGCAGCAAGTGCTAAACCGCAACAGCACCTACGGCGGCACGCCAAGTGGTGGGTATAGCTACGGCGGGTTTGGTGGTGGCAGCGGCACGTTTGGCGAAGGGAACTATTAAATATGGCACTCGTTAACCCCAACATTGCCATGAGCTTTCGTCAGCCTGAGATTCAGGTTCCGAACGCATTGGCTCAGTACGCTCAGATTCAGCAGATTCAAAACGCTCAGAACCAAAACGCTTTGGCGCAGTATCAACTGAGCTCCGCCCAACGTGCGGACGAGCAGCAGAACAATCTGTACGCCGCTGCACGACAACCGGATTTCAAATTAGATTTTAAAAGCGCTCTTAAATACGGAGCGCCGGGAATTGCCGCGTACAAAGCACAACAAGACGCCGCTAACTCTGCGTTAACCCAAACCAAGACACAGGGCGAGATTGATGATCAAAAAATAGCCGCCGTCCAGAGGCGCGTAGACGCTTTCTCAACTGCGTTGGCCCCGCTTGTTAGCGCAGTTCAATCAAAAAAACCAATCACACATCAAGACGTATTTGGGCAAGCAAGTCGCCTTGTTGCGCAAGGGTTGATCCGACAAGAAGACCTTGCGTCTATCCCAATGAGGTCTGAAGAACTGCCGAGTTTTGTGATGAACATGGCGTCAAGTACAGAAAATTCGCGCAAGGCTTTGGAGACATATTTGCCGAAAGCATTGGTTGCTGGCGGAGATGTCATTAACGTAAATCCGTTGGCTGAAGGTGGTGTGGGCAAACCACTGGCTCGCGTGTCAATGAGCGACTACCAAAAAGCGCAAAACCAAATTGCACAAGACCAACTTGGTGTGTCGCGGGGTCAACTTGGTGTGGCACAGCAAAGGTTGGCATTTGAAAGAGCTAACCCTGGCTTTGAACTTAGAGAAGCTGAAGACGGTTCAATTGTTGGCGTTAACAAGCGCACCCTGCAAGCCTTCCCCATTACGATGGGTGGCGGTGCACCGGCTGCGGCTCCATCCGTTGGTGGCCAACCAGCCCCAGCGGGTGCGCCTGTCGCCGGTGCGCCTTTGCGCGGCAAGGGCACTGCATTGACAGAATCTCAAGGCAACGCTACGGCTTACGGCATGAGGATGAAAGAGGCCAACGCCATTTTGGAGCCGCTTGAAAAAGCAGGCAAAACCAATACCGGTTTGATCAAAAATGTAGTTGGCGGGACTGTTGGACTCATAC